CCCAGGCAAGACCCTCGGTAGTACCGTTATCGGAATCCGAGCCATTCGTAGCGTCAAGATAGTATTCAGCTCCGAACGCCGAAGCAGCCAGGAACAGCGAGATTAGTAATATGTTGAGTAGTTTCATTTAGAATCAATATCCTTTGATTAGCAACTTACTATCGCAATCTTCCTGTTGACAAATACCTACAGAAGTCGCAACAGATGCTATTTGAAATTTTAATGCTTGTATCTCATTCATTATTATATCTTACTCCCCAGGGAGCAGGTCTTTTTCATCTTTCAGTTTATATTGAATTGACGTATCAGGCTCACTTCCGATTTTACTATCAACCCAGTTAACAACGGATTGAGCAGCAGCTTCGTCCGTAACTGTCTTTTCTATTACAATCCTGATTTTCATAATTTAATCTTTCATTATATAAGCTAATCCGTGGTAAGGAGGCAACGCTGCTTGACCAGCAGTAACACCACCCGCAATCGTAAGTGACCTACTGCCTGTATCACCACCCTCTAGCTCAACATCATTACCATCTGGGTCGAGAGTAGTTGCACCTGTACCAGATTGAACTTCTATAGTATCAAAGTCATCAGGGTAGAAGTGCAGATCACCCTCGCCGTGAGAGTGACTAGGTAGCGTGAAATTATGTCCGTGAATGTGTGTATGCTGAACATCATTTGCCCCAACAGCTATAGAAGAACCAGCACCAATCACAAACTTATCTCTAAGATCAGGCGTAGTTAATCCAGTAGGGGTACCACCTCCGTCGCATAACGTCCAGCCGGCCGGAATATTTGCGATAGCACCGTACCATGTGACGATTATACCAGGAGGCATATCGCCACCAATTGATTCTGGACTATATCTACTTCTTGAACTCATTCGGCCTCTTCGCTTGTAGTTATGCAGTCTACCGGGTAATTCATTTCATTCGCCTCGTTTCAAAATATAGGTGCGAGCCGAAACCCGCACCCATTGGAAAGTTAGTCAGCGTCAATAGCGGGGTTAATAACACCACTTGCGCCAGGAGCACCAGTGTCGTAGTTCTCAAAGCAGTACATTGCATCGTCATTGATAACAGTGAGTAGTATTGTCGTTGTACTACCCGCATAGTTATTGGAATAAATGCCCGTTGTGTCTGACTTCAAAGTTACGGCGGCAACAGCAGCCGTAGTAATGAACGTGTTGTCCGTTACAGTCAGGTTAACTGACGGGGCCGCCGATGCAAGCAAAGCACCTGTCGAATACGTTCCATAAGCTGTGTTGCCTGTAATGATCGTACCATCAGAGCCACCGGCGAGGACAATCGCATTGGCACAACCGCCCGCCGCAACTGTCGAGAATGTGTTGTTCGATATGATGCCATTGTCGGCATCGGCAGCAACATTGATAGCGATAACCAGTTCTTCGGTCACAGCACCATCGCTAAACTGGCAATTGTCAATGACAAATCCATCAGCAGCAGCGGAAATCGTCAAAGCAATGGCAACATCATTGACGTCACTCTCAAATCTTAAACCCATAATCCTACAATTCGGGGCAGAAATCGTTGCGGTTGCAGTTGATTTGTCGAGAATAAAAACAGGCTTAAAACTTAGTGTTGCAGCACCAGACGCCACGGGTCCAGATCGAGCATTATTAGACACGCCAACAACTGTAACACCGGCAATATCCAACGTGAATATACTCGTTGACGCCGTTGCCTCGACTTCTTGGTGACCCTGAGCTACATAAATAACGTCACCACGATAGGCGGTACACAAGCCAATGGCCTCGTCTAACGTAGCCTTAGCACTATCCCAGGAAGTCCCTTGGCCGGCAGATTCAACATTACTGTCAACATAGAATATACTGCCCGTACCCACAAAGGGAACTACAGCTCCTTCGATCTCGCCAATGAGACGATACAAAGGATCGCTCTGGGTAGCAGAGTGAAGGGATTGACGATTCTTTTTATAAAATGCCTGGTCCGAGGTCAGGGCAAATGTAGACCCAACCGCCAAACAAAGCACTAACAAACAAACGATATACTTTTTCATTGTCAGTTACTCCTTTATTAAAGTTAAAAATAGGATGCCCGGTAGAAAGGGTAGACCAGACACCCTACGGATCATTTATGCTCCTGAACCGGCTGATGCTATGGCCGGAACCGTAACGCCCGACTCAGTTACCATCTTGTGGTGCAAAGTCTGGGGCTCGCTCGGCGACAAAGCTGCGTCGAGAGTGATTGTAGCAGACCCACTAAGCGTAGATATCAAGCCAACGAAGTAGTAAGTGTCACCAGTTGTCTCCATTATCTCTTTGAGCATCTTGCCAACATTCACGGCACAAATATGCCTGCCTGCCGTTGCTACCCGAAGATCGGCCTCAGATGCACAATGAACCCTGATAACTGATACCGTAGTAGTGAGAGCTTCTTCGGTCGATAGAACCAAGTCAAAGGTCAATGCACCAGAGCCACCCGCTGCTACAACAGTATCAATAACCAACCAAACATCTGTTATACCAGCCCAGTCCGCAGCAACCATCTGTATAACATTCGTGCTATCAGTAGTTCCAGCAGTCAGTGCCTGAGCTGCTGCGAGCTTTCCTAAACTAGCTAAAATCATTTTTATACTCCTTAAAATCAAATTTCCATTTTACTTACTTATGCCGCAAGAACAGCATCTTCGCCAGAACCGATGTCTTTGTTAAGAGCATCCATGTAGGCGATGATAATGGCGTTCGGGCCAGTGCCTATCATGGGTAGGCTGGTCTTGTAAATGTTGTCGTTCGACGTGTGCACCATCAGTTTGTTATTAGCTTCAATAACAAGCTTAGCATACAGGCGTTCCGGACACATCAGCAACCACGGTGACGGCATCTCAGTAACAACGCCGTTAGCGTTCTGCTCCATCGAACCACCGGTCGGGGCATTGATGATACTTGCCTCGATGATAGTGTGGATAAGGTCAGCTCCAGGAAGATCGCTAATGCCGCAAGGCACGTTGCAGATACGCTTCAGAGCACGCTGGTCACGAACAAAGATACCCTTCTGGATCATAAACTCAATCCAGATGTTCCATCTGTGTTCATCGTCTTCAGTGCCGAGGCCCTCTTCAAGCTGTTCACCCTTTTCGATCTGCTCGATACCGAGGGTAGGATGATTCGGATTATAGAGGGTGTGTAGAGTATCGACGCCGGGCTTCATGAGCCAGCAACTGCGAAGGTCGCTACCAGTTCCACCTACGTTGAAGGTGAATTTGTTGTCGTAGGTCATATACGGATCACGCTTCATCAGACCGACAATACCACTCTGAGCCGTCAGGCCAGCAGTTTGACCTTCCATCATCAGCTTGGTGACAGCCTGGTTGATCGACATGATATGAGCGACTTTGTTAGCCTTCAGCAATGCTCTGCCGACCGCCTCGTTCTCCGTTGTGAACGTATCGGTCGGAGCCTTGTAAGCTGATCGCACGGTCATAAGTGCCTCAACGAACGGCTCGTGAGTCGCCTTAGAAGCCTTCCAGCTTCCACCAACGTCTACCAAGTTACCGGTAGGCAGTGATACGGTTCGGAGGCCGTGATGGGTGAGTCCCTGGTTAGCAGGGAACGCAGGCAGGAAGCGAGAGAAATCGTCTCGCTGTGCCAGTGCGTTTACGACGGTATTGATTGGTGCTCCACTCGGCAGCTTGAACTTCAGCAGATCAAAGATGTTGCCTATAGTGGCAAGAGAATGTGCAGACATTGTTAAACTCCTTAAAAATAATTTCGGTTTTCAAAATACAATTATTTCGGGGAAGTCGTCCGGTCATCCGGGCTTCGCCTTGCAATTAACCCTGCTTTCGGGTTTACCGTCTTTCCGGCAGTCACAAGGTGCAACCAATGGCTACATCATCTCAATTTATTGTGTTATTACAAAGAGCATCATCCGCCGAAGCGGGTGCTTTATTTCTTGTTTTTCAGGCCATAATTGGCCCATTGTAAAACGAAACCAAGACACTTCCAAAGCGTATCTTCGATTCGCTTCTTTCCAATTTTCTTACCCATTTCTTCATCGTAGTTTGCAGGGTCAACGCAACTGGAAACTTCATACTGTTTGAATCCAGTAAGTGTATTGGCAACCACAATGGTTGTCTTTTCATCAAACTTACTGGCTACAACTTCACCCATAAAAGCGTCAACCGTGTCCTTTGTGATTTTCGTACCATCAACACCTGTAGGAAGATATGCTTTTTCAAACACATCCTTTGGGCTCCATGAAGTATAATTGTCCGAATACTTTACTGCATATCCCTGTTGACCATCTTTTTCTTCCGGCCACGCTTCAATCTTCTTTACTCCAATATAAAACTGTGTCATATCACTTACCCTTTCTTAGGCCATAAAATACTTTCAGTCTTACCATCCGCAATCGTAGCCGCTTGGCTGCCTGCTGCTCCACCGCCACCATCGTTACTACTCTCAGCGGCAAGGGATCCGAGCTGCTTGAGCAGGACCCTGCGAAGTACCGGGTTAGTCGCTCCTTCTCGGTCCCTCATAAACTCAGCCATCTCGTTAGCCTCTTCGGTATTGAGTCCGAGATTGTTTACCAGGGCCCGGTGAGTTAGTACCGAGCTTTCCTCGAGCTTCTCAGCACTGCCGAAGTCAGGGTGCTTAGCTAGGGCTTCATTAACTGCCAGCTTCTTGGCTGCGAAGTCTGCGGCCTGCTGTGCTTGATGATCGCCCATCGCCTTAATTGATGCGAGGTTGTAGAACTCGGCAAGAGGCTCCATGACAGACTTCGGGATCTTGTTGTCTACCGCAAACTGCTTAAACGCATTCGTGAAGTTCTCATCCTGCTTTGATCCTTCAGGCAATCCCTTCAACAGATTGACATCAGACAACCCAGCCATGTCAGCGGCAGACTCATAACCGATGAGCTTTCTTGCTCTCGATTTGAAATCGTCCCTTGACGCATCGTCGGCGAAAACATCCATCGAGTCAGGCAGCTTGCCGGGTTTGCCCTTCATCTGTGCGAGGCCGTAACCGTCCATGATCGCATCGTCGGGACTCTCAAACTTCGCCATGTGCGTGTTAAACGCCTCTCTAGTCTCTGGCGTTATAGACTCGTGCTCGAAATCTTGACTCCAGTGATCTTCCATAATCATTTACCCTTTCTTAAAATAAATCGTGTACTTCGTAACCAACTCGTGCTTCACTGCAACCAGGCTCATATCCTTGACGATACGAAGCGGCTTCTGTGCCCCATACCTGCGATTAACATTCCTGAGAAATGCCTGGAGGTTGGTCTCGTCGAACATTCCCCGGTTCTGCTGCACAAACGCAGCTTTGAGAATAGACTCCAATGTCATAACATCAGGCCTATCCTCCTCAAACTTAACGCCGACAGGAGGCACGCCCTCTTTGATCCTGGCATCTGGGTTGCTCTTACTGTGCATACCATTGCAGGCTTTCAGCAGGGCATCAGCGTCCGGATAACTGGTGATCATTGCGTCAGTCATGCCGATCTTCTTTGATGCTCGTTTGTAGAGGTCTTCGCCGTATTTAGCGGCGGGAGATTGCTGAACCTCTATCTTTGTTTCCACTTTCTTATTCCGTTTCTTTGCCATAATTATTTCCGCCTTTTTATTTACCTTTATTGTGTCCGATCTCAAGGATCAACTTAGCCAAGTGCCAGATGAACCGCTTCTTTTTCGGTATCCGCTTGTAAAGTATCAGGTCAACAAGACCCGACATGAATGTACGCTCCTTACCCTCGATGATAAGCAGCACTTCAGCCAGGATGTCATTATGCAGGGCAATATCGTCTTTAGTCTCGATCTTATTAAACACATGCTGCAGCCGATGAGCGAGGATGGTCTGTCCTGCCTTCTCGTACATCAAGAATAATGATCTGCCGGTGTTAGCCATTAACCAGCCGCTCCTGCCATATTAGATAAAATACTGTTCTCATCCACCGGGCCGCTAACCGCCGGTGCTGCCTTCGCTGCTTCAAGCATCATAGCCGCTTGTTTGTCCTGCTCTCTCTGTTGTGCCAGGCCAGCCTTTATCGCTTCAAACTCCTTCTTCGGGATAATATTCTTCTGTGGGAAGTCGTTAGCAGTCAAGATATCGTCCATCGTCTCGTAAGTGCGGATCGCATAGACAAGCTCGGGATCGATATCGAATAGCCCGGAATCTCGGACACCGCCAAGAGCAGACATGATCGGCTGCATCGCCTGGCTGACCTTCTGAGCTTGTGCCAGTTGACCAATGAACACAGGACGCACCGCAACAGAGTTAGCAGCCTCGCCGAGAGCATTCATCACAATATCAGTAATATTAGCCATAGTATCTGGATTGAATGGCCCACGTCCCGCCCTGACCTCGATATCGATCATCCTGGCATCCGTCACCTCAAGATACCGGCTATGCGTCTCAATAGCAGGTGATAACAGTGTAGCCTTCTCACCAGCCATCTGCCATATCTGCGTAGCCGTGACCGGCTGTTTGTTCTGTGCAGATAGATCGCTGAACATCTGGAACTTGTCAATATAGAACCATCGCTTCAGTGCATCGACCTTGACATCTATCCAATCTTTGGAGAATTGGATACTGCCTGTCTTGTCAATGAACTTTGGTGGGTTGTCGTACTCATCCTTGGTCCCGAACATCTCGCCTTCCGGAGACAAATCGAGTCTACCACGCATCGAGTCAAGGGCGATGAACGGCGGCCTGTTGCCACTCTGAATGTCCTCGCCATAGTTCTTATCCAGCTGCTGTAAACTCAGGTTGTCCCAAAGTGCATAGAATGCAGGTGTTCGGCTGCATACCTCCCAGGGCTTTTTATCGAAGTTCCATATGCTGAAGGGTTGGCTAAAGTCACCCATGTTGTTGTTTAACGGTGTATCCTGTTTCTGCTTCTCAACTTCCGAGAGTTCAAGGAAATAAACAGATAACCACTGCCAGCCACCACCAGGCTTCTTGAACGCATTGTCGCCTTTGCCGTCCCAGATTGGATCATTTACGCGGAAAACAGCCTTGTAGACAACGAACGTCTCGTTGAGCTGCCCCATATTGATGGCATTATTGACTGAGATACTGAGCTTATCCTGCCGCTTAGTGCCCTTGCCGTCATCATTCTTAACAAACCTGTCCAGTATCTGCTTGGCTGTCCAGGTCTTATCCTTGACAATCACGCCCTCTGCCTGATTGTACTTATCGTAAAAGACCCGAACAGTCTTGTAATGCTGAGGCATCCACATTGTCCGTTGGTTGAGTAGATCCTCCTCACCGAATATCACCGGGCTGCCGGTAGTCAAACCATCATGTGTGAAATTAGGCTGGATATCGTAGAAGTTCGATTTCTGGTACGCCGGCGTCATGTGATCCTTGATGTCCTGGTTCCACTGGTCCAGCTCATCAATGCCGGCAAGTTCGTTA